TCGAGGATGCCAACCTGAAAGGACCACGCGATCCATCCGCCCTTCTGGTGCGAGCTTTCGCCGGCTAGCTTGAAGTTGTCGCGGGCCCACTCGCTGAGGGTCTGGAAAACCTCGGCGCGCAGACTGCCGATGCCGAGGCTCACCGCGTGGATCACGGCGCGCAATGTTTCACGCGAAACGTACTCGGCCACTACTGCCCCGCCTCTTCGCCGAGCGCATCCTCGGCGCTGCCGTCGTCGTCTGAAGCCAACCGATCCAGCTCGAGCACCACGAGCTTTTCGGTCGCGCGAATCCACTCGTTGCGCGCGTTCGCAATGACCTGCTGCACGGTGGCCTTCGCCTCGTCGGGCAAGTCGGGGCACGCCTTGCGCAGCGCACCCTCGAGCTGCTCGAAGCGATCCACAACCGCGCTTGATGCCATGCCGAGCACGTCGGCGAGCAGGCCGATAGGCGCGAACTCACCACGCGCGACGGCGTTCTTGATGTCCTGTGCTTCGCGCTGGCTGCGCGCGAGCCTGGCGCGCTCTTGCACGAGGTCGAGGCCGCCGGCTTCGGCCGATGCGCGGCCAGCGGCCACCTCGCGCAGCCGTTCGCAGTAGGCGAGCAGCCACGCATGCGCGGTCTGTCCGCGCTCGATGACGCCCTCGCCCACCAACTGGCTTGCCTTCGCTTCGCTCACCCCGACCAGCACAGCGAACTCCGCTTGCGTGATACCCACGCCCATAGCCTCAACTACCTTCACTTAACCCCCTTAGGAAGGTCGGTGAACAGTCCGAGGACGCGGTTCGAATTACCCGCACGGCAGGCCTCCAGGAGGGACCCGCGCCCTCCCCCGGTCGATGTTGTTTTCTCGCATCGCCCCCTCGGCGCCCTGCGGTGGTGCATGCCCGCCTTGGCCGTCGTCATTCGCCCACCGCCTGCCTGATGCGATAGCGCAGCCGACGCGCCATGTACGCATCAACATCGGCATGCTCGGCCACCGTCTCCATGCTGAGCCGCGGCATGTAATCACCGACCTGCACGAACAACAGCACAGGGCGCACATCAACCCCATGCGTGCCCGCTGCTGCCCATATGCCAGGAGGCAGGTGTGCAGTGGGCCCACTGCGCAAGCGCCCATAGGCCACGAAGTAGCGACGGCCATCGACCTTCTTCGAGCCTTGGTGCACGCGCGCTCGACGCTTGTCTGTCATGTTGGCCCGGTAGCCCTGCTCGCCGAACGCACGGAAGTACGACAGCAACTGCGAAAGGAATGAGCCGCGCAGGTTTCCCCGGCCGTCATCGCTGCCCGGGTATGGGCTCGCAGGAATGACCGTCTGATAGCCAGCAGGCAGGATGCCCACACGGCGCAGCGCCACCTCGCTGCGCTTGTCCGTGCGCCTGCCGCCGAACTCCTGCGCCTGAAGGATCTTCTGCGGGTCGACACCCTTGCCGCCGAAGTAGGTGGGCTCGATAGCTACATCCTGCCGCTGCCGCGTGGCCTGCCGGACATACACGCTCTTGAGGATGTATGGCGTCGGCTTGTCGAAGACCGTCCGCATCTCCTTTTGCATCTCGCGGCGAACGCGAAAGGCCGTGTCGTTGAGGGCCGCGGCGAACGCATCACGCGCCTGATTGCCGGTGAGCTTGTTGAGCGCACCGCGCACGGACTCGATGCCGTCGAGCTTCAGGTCGATGCGCATTCAGCCTCCTGCTCGACCAGACGGCGCACGCGCTCGGTGTAGGCGTGGAAAGTCTCACGGTTGACGCTCAGGTCCCTCTCATTCCAAGGCGCCATGCCCAGCTCGGCAGCCTTGGCTTCGATGGTGCTGCGGTTGGTGTCCCACGGCACGACCGGGCCACGCTCGCTCACGTCGTCGCGCCATCCCGCGTTGCGCAGCCAGGTGTGGAACTCGGGCACGAACTGGCCCTTGTCCTTCGTCCACTTCACGCTGTGCCGCTGCACGGCGATGGCCGCGAGCATGGCCTGCTGCAATGCCGCGTCGGGCCCAAGCCGGCGCCACCGCCGCTCCGCCTTCGCCCGGTTGGCATGGTTCGGGTATTCCGCAAAGACCTGATCGAAACCCGTCGCTCCCCCCTCGGGGGGTAGGGGGGTTCGGTTCTTTGGCGGTTCTGAAGATTCGGGTGTCATAGCTGTGACACCCTTCACGTCGTGGATGACACCCTTTTCGTTCTGGATGACACCCTTCTGCGCAGAAATAAGGGTGTCAATCTGACCTGCTTGTGGATAACTGGATTCCACGTCTGTAACAAGCGGCGGCGCGACCTGCGAGGGCAGCAACTCGCCCCTGATCCACGCCGATGAAATGCGGTATTCGTTGACATAGCCGCGCCCCGTCTTCGACCCGACACGCTCGAGCCACCCGATGGCGAGCATCTTGGCGATCTGCCGCTGCACCGTGCTGCGGCTCTGCATCGTCTTGCTCGCCAGCGTGTCGATGGCCGGGTAGATGTGCGTCCCGTCATCGTGCGCATGGTCTGCAATGGCCAGCGCGAGCAGCCGCTCGCTACCGCCCACGGGGTAGCGGTCGAACACCATCGTCATCACCTTGATGCTCATGACGTTGCACGCTCCCCCAGGCCGCCGAACGCGCACCCGTGCTGCCGCCAAACCGCTCTTGTGCGGAGCTTCGAGGCATAGCCGCGCGAGAGCCCGAGCTGCTCATCGAGCACAACGCCCGGCTCCGAACTCATGCGCACTGCCTGCACGATGTCAGCCGTCAGCGTCGAATCGGCTCGCATCGCGAGCGCGATGCGCACCCGGTGCGCCGCGGTCTTCGGCTTGCCGGCGCATGCCTGCGAGCGTGTGCGTGCCGCCAGGTGGTCGGGATGCACACACAGGTCGACATCGCAGCCAACGCCTACCTGCAGGCCGTCCGCGAGCGGGCCACGCACGAGCAGCCACAGCAACCGCCGCACGTTCCACAGCCGCCCACCAACGCGCCACTGCGGATGCAGGCCATCGAGCGCGTAGCAGTTCCAGATCAGACAATCACCGACCTCATCGACACGCGCGAGCAGGCTCGCCAAGTCGATATCGGGCGGCAGATCCATTTCCCCACGGCTCATGTCTGCGGCGCCTTCCGCATGCGCCCGCGCAGAAGCGCCATGACGTGGCCCACGGCCGCGATGACCTCCTGCGCGGCGTAGTCCGCACGGCGGACCTGATTGCCCGTGACAGCGCCCTCGCCTTCGCGCACCGCGTCGGCCGTGGCCCGCACGTAGTCGGCGAACACCGAGTGCAGGCGCATGAGCGCCTCGACCGGATCAGCGCCGGACTGGTCTGGCGTCGCCAGAGTGCAGGTGTGGCCCAGGGCCTCGGCCATCGCATGGAGCACCGCGAAATTGCCGCTGAATGCCTGCATCGCGATGAGCTCGCGCGGATTGGGCTGGTGCGTGGTGGTGTTGGGATTGGCCTTGTGCGTCAGCGTGTTGACGGGAATGCCCATGCGCGCGGCCAGCGCCGTGACTCCGCCCGGATACCCGTGCACCGTGTTGTAGACCGCATCGAGGATGTCCTGCCCTGCGGGTCTGGAGGGATTGGGCTCATCGCCGCCATAGGCGAGATGGCCCGGAATTGAGAAAGTTGCGTTCATGCAAACCTCAAGAGAAGAGAAAGACCAGCCGGCCATGGAAGCCTTCGCCCCCACGCCCAGCGAGCGAATCGATGCCATCGAGCAATTCCTGCAGCAGCTCATGTTGTTGCTGGAGGTGGAGCCCGAAATCAACCGGGAAACTGTCTCGGCGTGGATCGCCATCTGCTCGGCGAGCGCGCTGGCGCATGGCGCACGCACACCGCGGCAAACGAAGACGCTCGAGGGGCTGTGCCGACGCGTACTGACGCCCGCCGTCGACGTGGTGCGCCCGGCGGATGTGCGGTGGTCGTGAACGCGTGGCAATGCGCCGCTCGCGATGCGCAGCGAGCGCCTGAGGGTGGAGGGAGGGCCGGGTCATCTGAGGCGCGGCACCCTCTCTGCGGCGTCGCACCTATGGCGATAGACGCACGTCCCGAACAAGCCCATGAGCGCCAGGGCGCCGAGCAAGCTATGACCGAACCAAAACAGAGCGCCGCCAGAGAGCACGCTGCAGACCACCAGCAAGAGATGGCCGAACGCCGGCGGTGGCAAGCGACCAGTCGGAGCCAAGATGCACGCGCACCCGCCCAAACCCGAAATGACTAGCCAGGCCACCAGCACGCGGCCGGCGCCCTGCATTGCCGCAGCCTTCCATGCGAAGAGCAGCGCGATTTCCGCCAGTACCGCGGCCCAATCCACGAGAGTGATGAGGGCGCGCGACTTCAGAAGACCGTCACGCATGCGCGCCCTCCCCGGCCTGCGACCCGCCCAGTGCCGCAGAATCGCTGCACGAGGAGCGAGCCATGTCATCTCTGCCACACATCAAGCACCCGAAGGTGTTCAAGATCGGCGCCATCCACATCGGCGTCATGTCGTACTTCCCCTTGAGCGACGAGCAGGCCGCGAAGGTGGCGATGTACGCGTACCGCACTCGCAAGTGGACTCGCAAGGACGAGAAGAAGATGCACTTCCAGTACTGGACTGGAGATCGGGATGCGCTAGCACTTCTCGGATAAGCGGCACCTCTGCCGCCGAGAGCCGGATCGCAGCCATCCGGCCGGGCAGCAGGATGCTCACGTCGCCCGTCAGCGAGATGCTGATGAGAGGGCCGAAGTGCTCACACATGCGCGCCCTCCCCCGGCATGTCGGCGGTTTGTTGCCGCAACACACCCCATGCCACGTCAGGGCGCAGGTCTTCGCAGCGCACGGCACGTCCGGTTTCCCGCTCGATTTCGGGGCAGCGCTCAGCCGGCACGCGACGCTCACCACTTTTCCACTGGCCTACGGCCGCAGGCGTGACCCCAAGGCGAAGCGCCAACGCAGTGGCAGATCCGACAACCGCGATAGCGCGCTCGATCGGCGGGAACGGGGTGGCAGTTTCCATAACTGCCAATCTTAAAGCGTCGCTTTATTTTCTGTCAATCACAGCTTGTTGCCGCAATCACAGTACGCGCCGAGACTATAGCAATGCTTAAAAATAAAGCGACCATGACGCCCGAGCAGCAAGCCCTAGCGGCAAATTTCACTCGCGCCCTCGCTGAATCCGGAATTGCGCCCAAAGCAATAGCCGAGGCTCGAGACATCACCGAGCAGGCCGTAAGCAACTGGAAACGCACTGGAAAGATTGCTCGCGAACACCTGCCCACAATAGCCCAGTTGACGGGCTGGTCGGTGGAACGCCTGCTCGGGACCGTGCGCGAGGACCCGCCCCCAGAGTTTGCCGGGATGGCCAAGATCGCCAGACGTGTGCCCGTGGTGGGCACGGCCAAGATGGGCGACAACGGCTACTTCGAAGACTTCTCGTGGGTGCCTGGCGCTGGCGACGGCCATATCGAAATCCAAACGCAGGATCCGAACGCCTACTGCCTTCGCGTGCGAGGAATGAGCATGCACCCTGCAATTCGAGACGGTTGGTATGTGCTGATCGAACCAAACGGGCAGCCCAGGGAAGGCGAGTACGTGCTCTTGAAGCTCCGCAATGGGAAGAAGATGGTTAAGGAGTTGCTCTTCCGCCGACCTGGCTCGATTCAAGTCATGTCCGTTAACGGAGAAGAGCGGTTCACGGTCGAACTTGAAGACCTCGAAGATATGCAACCCGTTGGCGCGGTGGTCTCGCCGAGCAAATGGAGTCCCGATTAAGCTGCGCAATGCGCCTGATGATTCGAGAGTACGTCTTGCAATGCCTGCTGCTGACAAGCCGTTAGTTTCCCCTGCAACCATTTGATGGTCCCATGGCCGAGCAGCTTGAGGACTTCGTCACGGCGCGCACCCTCTTGCTGAAGCACTACGCCGCCGCGGCCGCCCCACGCGAGGTCGCCGGGCGGCAGCGACTAAGGCTGAGAGGGACACGGGCCATACCTCGGGTTGCAAAACAGTCGCCGCCTCTCCAGCCAGTCCTGCATTTTCTGTTTCTGTTCCTTAGCGGCCCGCGCTTCCCTGACCTCGCGCTCCGTTTCTTCGTCTGGCACCAGCACCGCTATGGCTGTGGTGCAGCTGGCTATGAAGATCAGCACCGCCCCTAACTGGAGCCCGTTCCTGAGCCAGCGACTTTTCAGGCTGTCAGCCCAAGAAATCCCGAACGCCACCGCGGCGAGCACCGCGGTAACGGTCAGCAGCACGGCAATCGTTTTCATACGCCGCGTATAGCACACAAGCTCGGCGCATGTAACGAATGCGCGTTCCTGCTGGTCACGGCAATTGGCGCTGTCGATCGGTTTCGCAGCCCGCTAGGTGTGGTCGTAGTGGTGCTTCCTCACCTTGCCCGCTATTCGATCATCGGTAAGGCCGCCGTGCTCGACTGGATCAGGTCGAGGCTGTAGGGACTCCATTCGCAGCAAGTCTGGGTAAAAACCGTGGCGATACGCTTTATTTTTAAAGCGACGCTTGACGAATAAATCAAAGCGATGCTTTAATTTGTCCATCCCAACTCGGAGATGGACATGGCGAAAGCATCAGCAGGCGATCGCAGCTACCGCTGCTTCTACACCCCGCGCGACAAGGGCGGCTACCCCGTAGCACCTGACAACGGCATCCTGCCGTTCATCCAATTGCAGGCGGACAACGCGGAACGTGCCCAGCGCGCCGCTCACCACGTTACCGGTTGCCCGGTGGCGGACGTTCATCGCATCGAGTGCGCGAGCTAAGCGATGCGCAGCGTCAAAGCTCACCACGCCACGAGCACGGGCGCAGCCTCAGGCTTCGTCCCAACCGGCTCGCCGCGCGTGGACATCTGGATTCGCAAGGTCGGCACTCGCCGCCAAGCTTTCTACCGCTGCCCCGCTGTGGGTGTGTCCGCATGGCAGGCCATGGGGCTTCCGCTCGCAGACAAGGCTCTCAAGGCCGGCACCATTTCGCTGCCAGGCATTCAGGACGGCGCAGTGCGACCGCACACGGAAGACGCCCCGGCACACCCCATGCAGGGCCAATTCGCCACACAAGCGCGCGCTCTCAATCGCCAGATTGACGCTTTGAATTTTTCGGCAGGCGGTGCACCGTGAGCGCTAAGGCAACCGGGAGCGCCGATTGATGGCGTTCCTCTTCCGCTGCCCCGAGTGCCGCACGCGCCGCCGCGATCACGGGCTGCTCACGCGGCACCTCCGCGCGACCGGCCATGGCCTGTGCCGGTGCGGCGGGTACCACTACGAGCACCGCCCGGGTTCGCCGTTCTGTGAGCGCAACCCGATGAGCGCGGCGCTGCTCGCGAGCCGCTATGGCGCCTCTGACGAAGAGGTGACCGATATCGCGCTCGAAATCGTCCTGACAACGCGAGGGCGCACTGCCCTGCACTGCCCTTTCTGAGAGGCGTCCATGCGCTCGACCTCTTTCCAAGAAACCGGCGTTGGCCTCATGAGGTCATCGCCCGTCAGGCCCACCCCCGGCTTCCTCGCGACCGCCGCCGCGCTGGCGGTCTTCATCGTCCTGCCCATCGCGTTTGCTGCGATGTGTGTCTACGGCTGGAGCACCCCATGATCGTGATCGTTTCCCCTCGCCCGCGGCGACCCGAGCAGCCGCAACAAACCGGACCCATCGGCGGCCTCGCCGACAGCCGCTTTCACTACACGCCGAGCTTCGCGACCGACATCCGCAAGACACTCAAGCGCATCCGCGCCGAACAGCGAGGCGCACGGCCATGACGACGACAACCACTGGCGTCTTCTTCGTGGGCAAGGACTATCCGGGTCGCCCCGCGGTCAGCGAGCACCTCAACGATTGCGATGTCTTCATCCTGAAGATGCGACTCATCGACAACCAAGGCCCCGGCCGTGTCGAGGGCTATGTCGTGCGCTGGATGGGCGCGGAAGCGCAGACATGGCGCAAGGCGCACCCCGCGCTCAAGGCCGGTGATGCGCTGCGCCTGGTGCTCATCAATCCGCGCTCGCTTCTCGGCCCGCGCGGCACCCCCGAAACAAGTGCGCAGATCAGTTCGTGCGAGCTGCTGCCTGCGCGCTCGCCCGCCACAGCACAGACCGCTTGAGAGCCCATTCGCATGCCCTTTCCCATTGTTTCCCGCGAGCGCATCGAGCGCGAAGCCACGGCGGCAGCCGAGCGTGGCGACACGCTCAACGCGGCATGTCCCTATCCATTCTCGGACCCGGCCGGCGAGGCCTTCCGCGACATCTTCAACCAGCATCGTGCGGCGCTCATCGCGCTGCGTCAGGTGCCCACCGACAAGGCTTCTTAATGACTTGGATGCTGACCAGCTCCGGCCTCGAATACCACCTGTCCGGCCCCGCCGCCCTCGGCGCGAACGGTCGCACAGTCGCCATCGAGGACATCGCGCATCACCTTTCGCTCATCAACCGCTTCACGGGTGCCACGTCGCGGCCGTACAGCGTGGCCGAGCACAGCCTGTTGTGCTGCGAAATCGCGGCCCGTGCCGGCGCGTCGCCCGTCGTGCAACTGGCAGCCCTCATGCATGACGCGCACGAAACCTATGTCACCGACCTGAGCAGCCCGGCCAAGATTGCTGTAAACGGGTACAGCATGGCCGGCGGCGGCATCCCCGCATGGAACCTTTTCGAGAACGAACACGCGAGGGCGGTGCACAAGCATTTCGGATTGCTCACCGTGTTCGCGAGCCACCGCGCTTTCATTCGCGAGGTGGACTTGCAGGCGCTGGCCACCGAGCGACGCGACCTGATGCCCTATGACCCCGCGAAACACACACCTTGGGCCGTTCTCAGCGAGGGCGGACCCACACCCGTACCGGCGCTCTACTGGACGCGGCTCGACACACCCGAACGCGAGGCCAAGACCTGG